ACCGATGTCACTAATACGATCTATGCTAAAGCAGTCCGTAATCGCCATTACTGTCTCTCGTTTTCAGTATTCCAGCTCTCAGATGGCCGCATGTTTGCTCAACAAGCACGTGGCATTGAACTTAGCGGTAGTTATTTAACCTCCAGTACTAACTCTCATTGCAGAGTCTCGATAGCAAAAGTTGTCTATCAGATTTTGTACGATCGTAGTGGTATTGAAGGTGACGACCAGGCTACTGCCAATGGTGATGATGGAGTTGAAGAATACATGGAAGGAGCTGAATCAGTGTATAATGAATTGGGTTATCCCTTGAAGTTTTATAAAAAGTGTGAAGGCGATCGCTTTGAGTTCTGTTCCCATGTCTACGACACTAAGCGTCGAACCGCTTATGCTTTGAATCATGGCAAGGAGACAATGAAACTCATGCACCGAAAGGATTTGAATACGAATGACGAAAAGAGATTGGCTATCATGCAGTACTACGACGATTTACGTGGCTCTCCACACATCGAGGAGATGCTGGACATAATCGAACGAGCAGCATGGTACACAAGCTCGGGATAGTGCATGAGGTGGAGTGCACAATGTCTATTAATATAAATGGTCTTCAAGTACCACAAGATTTATCTACGCCTCCAACGGGCCCAGATAGTTCATATGAAGCTACTGATATAGTCGCAGGATCAGAGCTAGGCAAAATGCGACACAAAGGAGTCAGTCATACCATAGAGACTGACACAGCTGCAGGGAAGGCGTGGGTTATGAAACACTTACACCCTCCTGGCACGTCCCATACAAATTCCTCATATGCAGGAATACCAGATAGGAATAACAGCCCCTCAACACATGCAGAATACAGAACCCTTAAGGATTTTAAATGCGTGCGCAAAGGAGTTGACCCTGTTGAATATTTTAACAGTCTGGTGTTCTTAGTCATTCCAGGCATCAATTATCCAGTTTATTGCTTTGGTATTGATATTAATGGTAACGCATTATTAAATGGAGCTGTAACGCCCAAGAACTTCTACGTTCCTAATTTCATCCAGAGCAACGGATCCTATAGAATCGGAGCTTTTTCCACTACGTTCTACCTCAACGCAACAGGTTTTAACAATCAGAGTACGGTCACAACTGCAAAGTTTAGACCAAACATTGAGTATGTTAGCCTTTCTACGCTGTTTGAGCGTTTTGGAACTTCCGATACTTT